CTATGCGTTCAGAACTTCACCCGAAAGTTATTGAGCAGATTCAATCTGATTCTGCTCTTCGTGTCGGGGGTGAAGAGTAATGAAGGCGAAAGAGTTCATCACACTTCTAGATTCTGAAAGTGGGGAAGTGCTGGTCTATGCCCCATTAAGTAAGACCCGACTTAATGCCCTAGTGAAGGCTTACTCAAGGGCTGGAATCGAAGCGGTTCTCGCTTAGTTGCCTAGTGGGGGGCAGGGCTTCGGTTCTGCCCCCTGCTAAGTGATTAAGATTTAATCACTTCTCAACCTACAGAAAAGAGAAAAGACATGAACGAAACCGAAACTCTGAAGGCTTCGGGTTCTCTCGCTTGGGCTTCAGAATCTGCCCCGAACTATGCGGAAGAAGTCGCTAGCCTTTATTCATGGTCTAGTAACTACGAAGGCTTCACGCCTTTTCGTAAGTTCTTAGACCTTATCGGATACTCACTAGACCATTACGGCTCACCCCTTGCCGATTGGTCTAACCCTGCCGACTCTTTCGGCTTCATGGAGATTGGATACCTTGCCGAAGCTTTGAGTCAATACGCTAACCGCCCCCATGATGTTGAGAACTTCATCACCGAACTTTTAGAAGTCGAGAGTGAGTTCGGGCTATGAGATCCAAAAGATACTTTCAGATTCGGTTCGTAGTTCGGGTTCTCTTTTGGGGTTCTCTACTTCTAGGGCTTCTTCATGTAATGGGTAATCTCTGGTGGGTGGGTGATGGCTACTGCTGGGGGTCAATGACAGAGTGCTACTTTCCCGAAGAAAGGGGGAAGTAATGCCCCTAATGTGTGAAGAGTGTAAATACTCAAACTGGTTCTGCCCTGAGTGTGGCGAATCAAGTCATCACGATTGCGATTGCTCATGCTGTGGCTGTAAGTGCCAAACTGATGACAGCGATAACAGCGAGAACAGCGACACCGAAGCCCTTGAAGGCTTCTATTTATTAGTTGATAAGGAATCAGCGAGACTTCTTATCAACTCTCTTCGTATCGCCATAAATAACTACGATTTTGATGGCGACTACGAAACTTCAGAAAAAGTCGAAACTATTTTAAGAAAGATTGAAGGTGAATAAACATGGGTCTAGACATGTATTTATTAGCAAATAAGCACTATCAGAAAATAAACTGGAAGGCACTTGGAGATAACAGAGAGTTGAACTACGAATCTCCTGAAGTGATTCAATCCGATTGGAAGAAGGTTATTGAAGCTTCAGATTTAGGTAGCGTGGCAACTGACATTTATGGCGTAACTGTTCAAGTTACCTGTGCCTACTGGAGAAAAGCGAATCAGATCCATAACTGGTTCGTTGATAATGTTCAAGGCGGAGATGACGATTGCCGTGAGTATGGCGTAAGCATTGAACACTTGAAGGAACTTCTTTCAACCTGTAAGGAAGCACTAGAAAAGAAAGACCCTTCGCTTCTACCCCCTGCCGAAGGATTCTTCTTCGGTTCAACAGAAATTGACGAATACTATTGGGGAGATTTATCTCAAACTATTGAGAAGTTAGAAAGAATACTTTCGCTTCCCGAAGTAGAAGAACTCTCCTTTTGTTATCAGAGTTCATGGTGAAGGGAAGATAAATGAAGATTAAGACGAAGGCGAAATGCCCTGAGTGTTCTAGGGTCTTTGATTTACTCAATGAAACCGAAGCCGAAGAGTGGGCTTACGGACACGATTGCGAAGGGTGGTAACAGCGTGACCACTATCCACTTAGGCGATTGCGAAACTGATTGCCCGACCTGTCGGGCTAACTGCTCATGCGAAAAGTGTCGAGAGGGGGTGACTCAATGACAGTTCATAAGACTTGGGTAGTCATCTACTCAAGCGACCCCATGCCAAACCATGACCTAGCGAGAAGGCTTGATGGCTTGGAGTGGTGGATAACAGACCGAGATAACTATGACGAATCGAAAACAGCGACTCGTGTTCTCGACCTGACGAAACTGAAAGATTAGCGACCTATGGGGCAGGGGGTTCTCTCCCTGCCCTGTGGGGTGTTCATCTTGAATACCAGCAAACCTACAGAAAGAAAGATAAATGAAACTGAAAGAAGGAACTATGGAAGTTATCGAAGCAGATAACTTTTCCATTGAAGAGAAGTACCGCATGACCATTGAACATGAAGGTGAAACCTTTTACTGGATTGGATTCATTGGTGAGTATGGAAGCGTTGAAGATTGGTATAACGCTAACGAAGAAAGAATCATCTCCCCTGATTGGGCAGAAGATTTAGAAGACCTCTTCGAACTTTGCCTTAACAAGGTAAATGAAGATAAGAAGCGAAGCGGAAGAACTGACTGTGGCTACGAAGTAGAACAGGCGATTGTAAAAGAGCTTCTTTTACAGGGCTTCCCTATGGATCTGATTAAGGAAGTTATTAGGTCTTATCCGATTGACCGAATAATCTTCGAACAGATTATGAAGACCGCTTCAATAAAGATTGACGAACTTCAGAAGGCGAGAGTGAAGTAATGCCTAGATTCGTATTCGGAGTTCATAAAGAGTGGCACTCGAAGATTGGCTTTGATGCCGCATCACTCGAAGAAGCACAAGAGTTATACCGACAAGTTGAGGAAGGCGAGATTTCTGATGAAGAACTGCCTAACTTCTATGAGAAGTGTTACTCAACAGATACGACCATGTTCGAACTAGAAGAGGTGGTGGTGTCATGAGTTACAAGCATGGAGAGAATCACGAGAACTGCTGGCGTGATTGCGATAGACATGAAGCCCTTGAGTGCTTCGTGTTCGATTGCCCTGATAAATCTGAAGCCGAATACGATTGTGAGGTGGCTGTCTGATGTTGGGATACAGCGTTGAAGACATTGAAAAAATGATTATGACTCTGAACTATTCGATTCATCATCACATTAAGGATACGAAGTTCGCTGATGAAGATAAAGAGGTTCTTTGGAAGTTAGAAGACTTCTTACAGGGTCTATTAGTAGAGGGGAGAATCTGATGTCGAAGCATTCTTTTATCCTGACCTATGACACGAAGACCAGAGAGTGGGAGTGGGATACAGAACAGGAAGGTAATCGCCTTGATGGTAGAACTTATGCCCCCGATTGGTCTTTGATTGACTATGACCAAGTGGGTTATTCAAGAGAGCCGATTCACTTCTCTTTGGAAGATGAACTGGCTGAAAAGATTACCTTCGTAAGAAGAACTCTCAATGACCTTGAGAAGCACGAAGATTCGCTGGAGAAGGCTGTGAAAAGTTCTCCTAGATTCTTCAACTGTAAGATTCGATTCGCTGGGCAGGAAGTAACTGAGGTTCGAAGACTCGGTATCCTGCCTTTGGGATTCGAAGGTGACACCGAAGCTTTGTCTAATGATGACGAAGTGTTCTATTGGTTAGATCCATTGAGCCTTTACGAAGGTTTTGTGAATCCGACTGACGGCTGGACTATTGAAGAGATTGAGGTGGAATAGTGGGTTATGCCCTGTTCTTCCTAACCTTTTTTACAGTTCCGCTAGGACTAGCAGAGGACTCTCCTTTGCTAGTGGCTTTTCCGATTGCGGTTTGGGTCGGGGCTATTCTGTTCAGAAATGAGGTTCAATGATTGCTCGATTACTGATTGCGGTAATCTCTTTCGGGGCTGGCGTAATGCTAGCCCCGAAGGGATTTCCTGTTAAGGAAGTTATCATCACCGAAAGAGTGGAAGTTCCTGTTGTTCGTGAAATGACACTTGATGATCTTCCATTGGCTTGGCAAAAACTTGCCAAGTGTGAAAGTTCCGGTCGTCTTGATGCCGTCAGCGGCACTCGCAAACAGTTTCAAGGTGCTTTCCAAATCGAATACCCAAGGACTTGGGTTGCTCATGGTGGCCACAGCGGCACTCCGCCAAAGAAAGCTACCTTGAAAGAACAGTTCCATGTGGCTCTTCATATCTACGCAGATCGTGGAGCCAAGCCATGGCCTTATTGTGGCAAGTTTCTGAAAGCCGAATACGGCAGGTGATTTGTCAATGCCGACAGCGGCATATATGATGAGCTTAGTTGGACTAGACACCAACTAAACGAAAAGCCCTTGGACTGTAGGCCAGGGGCTTTTCACTTTCTAAAGTTATCTGTTGAGTAGAACCCTTGAGCTTTGAAGATTGCAGGATTGGCAGAATAAACTCTTCTTAACTTTGCACCACAAGTAGGACAAGCATAATCACCTTCGGGTTCAGACATAGATCGGTTGATCGTAATGATCTCACCATCACCCGGGCATTCATAATCATAACTAGCCATAGTAACCTCTGAATTTACGCAACTTATCTTCAGGTACACAGTAGATCTCAGGTCTTCGCCAATCGGGTTTGTCTAGCCACTCAGGATTCTTAGCTTCTGACCCCATGATCCAACCTATAAGTTCATAGTTCGGCATACCACCACGAACCAAAACAAACTTGATGTCATCTTTTGCATCGGGCCTAACAAGTAACCGGCCCTGCTCATGCTTGGTGTATTTCACATCTATATTGGGATCTATATCTACACCGCCTTGACCAAAGGCACCACTCCAATAAACACCAAGATACTTAGCTGTCGCTATCTCTGCACCGCAACCATCAACATCTAGAAGGATCCGTTGCCAAGGATCCATATCTTGTAAGCCACGCATCTGTTGATTCTTCATTGTCGATACATATCTTTCGACTGCTGTATTCACCGCCATCACTACCTCATATCTTTCGAGGGTGATTCTTACGCCCATGGCGTTGGGCCTCCAAGAGTATCGATTATCTTTCGAAGTACTCTTTGTATTCGTCTATCAACTGTTGAGTCAGATAGACCCAACTCTTTTGCTATATCAGATAAGGTCATTGGGGAAGTTCCATATCTAAGTTCGATTATGTATTGTTCATCTTTATCAAGAAGTTCTACAGCAGACTTAACATCAATAGCCATGGCAAGAAGATTGCCACCCTCATTAGGTGCTGGTGATTTGCGTGGTTGTCCATCATCTACCTTGTCAATCAGCGTTGCTCCTTGTGTTTCAAACTGCAACGCAATCGGCAAGATAGATGCAATGGTTACTGTGTCGTAGAAAAACTCATCGCCGGTTGAGTAACCAACACGAACTGCTTTCTCTTTACGAGAATACTTTTCAATGTGTCGGCGGAACCGGGCCATGATCTTTCTAGCCACCCATTTAGTTTCATCTTTGGATACTTGGTATGACTCATCAAGATCTTCTTCAAGCTTGGGTCGCTGCAATACATATAGATTTAGTTCTTGAACTAGATCTTTGTATTCAACATAACCAATAAACTTTCGGTAGATGGTTGTAGAAGATATGTTGATGAGGTCATTAAGATGTTCTTTGGCTCGTTCAGTCACCGAGTCCTTCAACCCCTTCTTCATCTAGTTCGATGATTGCATCGATAGTAAATCGAGTTACGAAATAGATGAGTAGGATGATGAGAACAGGAAACAAAAGCCATAACTTTTTCATAACTTATTCTTTGGCCACTTCCCACGCTGCACCATCATTGCGATGATTGCATAGTTGGCTAGATCTTTGAATGAATCTTCGATTGGTTCATGCTGTGGCTTACCATCACCGAAGATGAATAAGTTCTTTAGTCGTTCAAACTTGTCACCCATACGGACAAGTAACCCATTCATTGGGCCACCGAATGCATTGTTGATATTGCCGGGGCCGTAATCCCTCTGTTTACTTATCAGTAAGTTTCCAAGCTCATCGATGATATCCCAAACATCGGTAACAAACTGGTTCATCTCTGGATCGGAGGAGCTTGAACTAACATCTCTAGGCCCGAAGGTAGATTTCTTACTTCTAACACCTTTAGGCCATGACTTTCTAACAATATCCTTAAACTCTGAATCGTCTGATCGTCTTCCAATGTTGTCCTCGTATCTGCTGTTGTCACTCATCGAGACCTAACCTCTTTCTTAAACCTTCTAATCCTTCATCTATAACAACTGAGTTGACATCAGAGCCTTGTGGTAATGGTATCAGTTCAGCGTGTTCAACTTCTTGTAAGACTTTTTCGGCGAGTTCCATACCCGGATTGCTACCATCCTTCTTTCCTTCGTCATTATCTGCAAGGATAAGAACTCGTTTATATCCTTGGAAGAGTCGGTTGAAGTGTGGTCTCCAAGCTTTGACACCCGGTACTCCAACTGAAGGCAACAGTTGGCTGGCAATAACTGCATCGAGTTCTCCTTCGCAGATTGCAACAATATCTGAAGGTTTCTGAAGATCGACTGCATTGAAGAGTCGGGCTGGCTGATGCATTGGAGCCATGTACTTAGGCCCCGGAGATCCATCGACCCTACGGAACTTGAATCCTGCCACCCCATTGACAACTCTGTATGGGATAGATAACCACCCGATAAACTGGACATGGCTCGGGTCACAATCGACTGGTACGGTTCCCAGCAGATGAGTTTCTGCCAGCTCTTTGGCGAACCCTCGCCCCTGTAAGTAGTCCACCGTTTCTTCGCTTATCTTTTTGTGATAAGTCGATGCCAGATCGTTTAGCAATGTCAACCGCTCTATCGAAAGCAACACGAAAATCTATCCCTTCTCTCCACATCAATAACGAATATGCATCTCCACCAATACCACAGGTATGGCAGAAGTACAGTCCAGCCTTCTCTCCGTCTGTTGACATCACAGCGGATCTACGAGTGTCGTCATGGAAACAACACCGAACTGCTCTTGAATAGCCGTCTCTTGTCTCTCCACCGTAATGTTTGATTACGGCTTTGAGTAGTTCCGAATCGGCTGCCATGACTATCTCTTCTTAGTTGTAGTCTTCTTTGCAGGAGCCTTAACTGCTTTTTCTAGGCTCTTAATATAAGCATCAAACTTCTCAAGTTCTTCTTTATGTTTCCACTCATAGAACTTATCTTCAATCTTGTAGTAACCCCACTCAAGGAAGTGATAGAGGGCAACACCTGCTGTGACTATAAGTACTGCTGCTAATGTTTCATTCATTTATTAACTCCATAAACTCATCTAGTTGGATAATGACAAATGCCTTACTGACATTGCTTTGCCTACGCTTGGCAATGACAAGTGGGATAGCTCGACCTGACTTCTTTCTTCGTTTCATCCAGTTATCCCTTTCAAGCACCGCTTCTTGCATCCAAGGCCCGGGCTTGAAACCTTTTTCGTTCTTTGCTTCGACTATGAAGTACTTCCTATTGGCGAAGAACCATAGGTCGCCTTCATCATATGAGCCGGAGAGGCGTAATCTCTCGGCGAGTAGATCTAACGATCTAAAGTATTCAACAAGGTCGGTCTCCCATTGGGATCCCTTGCGTTTGTTTGCCCTAGATTGCTTCGTGTCCACGCCAATAAATCAATCCCGGTCTTACATCTGCTCGACCTTGTGCATCTCCGTCTGCAATCTGTACTCTCGATGGATCGATGAGAAGAGTTGCATACCTAGTGCCATCGGCAGAATGTTCTCCGAATCGGTTCTTTACTGCTGCCACTTTTAGTTCTCCATATTCTGGATTCATTGCAATCGATAAGATCATCGAAGGCAACTGTGATGCCTTGCCAAGTATGGCTCGGCGTGGTGCTGGTTTGTCTGCTTCGTAATCTCTTTGCTCTGACATATGTGTAAGAGCAAGGACACAGGCACCTGTCTTTCTAGCAACATGATGAAGTTCGGACATGATTGCCCGAATGCCTGACCATTCTTCCCCTGTAACGGACACGCAGTTCATTAGGTTATCTATAACGACAAGTGCCGGTGCCATGCCATACACCTCGCCATAGGCGAGGACTTCGAGTTCGATGGTGTCTATATCTGGTGACGGATCAAAGACCCACTTGATATGTGAGCCTTTCTCAGACAACATCGGATCGAAATAGTGTGAGTCCTGATCGAGATAGGTCTCCACTTGTTGTTGTGGAATCCCACTCAAAGCTGCAACAGTACGAAACATCTGTGTGATTGGATCCGTATCGGCAGAGAAGTACAGAGTTGGTACACCACTCTTGAGTGCATATACCAAAGCCATAAGACTCTTACCGGAGTTTGGTTGCCCAGCGATTAGGCATAGTTGTGATTGACGGAACCTCATCCCATAGCTCTTCAATGATTCCCACACATCGGGCAATGGTTTCGCTGATGAGTTTGTACTATGTACTGCTTGAAGTAGGTTCAACATTATGCAGCCACGCTTCGCTTTCTCTCGATCCGATACAACCTTCGTATCTCTTTTCTGTCATGGGCTGATGAAGCTCCCCAATAATGGAAGTCTTCGTTATGTAATGCCCAGTTGAAACATTCCTTGAGAAGAGGACATTGCATACAGATTCCTCGCAGAACCTCGTAGTGGCTAAAGTCTTTCTCATCGGTGCAGAACATCTCTGATCCAACTGAGGCACAGGCTTCCTTGCCGGTGAAAGCCGGGTACTTAGGTGTACCCGACTCCACCAACTGTGCTAAGAAGCGTTCGCTCTGAAGTCGCATTGCTGGCCTTGTGGTCGTTGGCAAGCATAGAAAGCACGATAAGGCTTTCCTGATGCTTTAGATACACCAGCAGGAACTAACTTCGCTGGTTCTCCATGCTTACAGACCTGACCAGCAGGGGCTGCGGCCGCTTGGCCTCCACCCCATTTATCAGATTGAATGACAGTTCCGCCCAGAGCATTCGCAATCTGAGCTGTAGTCATTGGTGATCCAGCGAATGAGGACTTCATCTGCTGGAGTACTGCCTCTGCTCCTGTCTGATCGAGGGCTGCCATTAGTTTGTTGGCGAAGCCTTCGTAGGTTGCATCGGCAATGACAAAAATGGTTCCATCTTGTGTCTTAGTTGACACTTGAAAACCGAGTTCGGCCATCTTAGTTAACCTCCGTGTGTTTGATTGAAAGCCGGACTGATTCCTTGCCGGCTGTTTTCTTTGGTACGAATCCGAGTTTGGCTAGAACTTCTACCTCATCAATCGTTTGGCGTGGTGCCACCGTTGTCCAGTTGATTTCAACACCAGACATGGTACGACCGAAGATACCTTCGAGAGAAGTCTTGAGACCATCGGCTTTCGCTTCGAGTTTCTTCAACTCGTTTGTGATTTGTAAGTACTCCAAGGCATTGGAGTCGATGGAGGGATCATCAATCAGAACTTCTGACGGAGTGATCCCACCTTTTTTTAGTCCAGTACAACCGAGTTCCCCACTTGCATCAAAGTACTTGCAGTAGAACTGGCAGTAGCTGGCATCTTTGCCCGGGGCTGGTGCTTCGGAAGAGTTTTTGATTGCTTGCAACCACTCAAGTGCTTCCTCTGCAATGCTTCGATCATAAGGTTCTGAGTGAACCTTGATGTCTCGTTCATCCCCATCTCGTGGGATTGCCACAAGATTGACAGTCTCCACTTCGAAACCTGATTCCGAAAGTAGGAGTCCGTAGACCTGTACCTGCCAACGCTGTTGCTTCGATGGAAAGTAGTTGAGGTTCTTTGACTTCACACTCTTCCAATCGACAACTGCTTTAGCAGATCGAACATAGAGATCGACATGGGCTTTAATCCCAAATGCCTCTACTTCCTGTTCAACAAGATACTCGTTTTGGTCAGGATCAGCAAACGCCAACGCCGATTCAATCGTGTTGTGTATTGCAGTACCCATAACTGCTGCGAGTTTCAGCTCGTTGTCATTGGTCTCAGGCTGTTGATTCAGTCTGTACCAAACCTTTCTTGCACAACCTCCGAGTTCGGATGGCCCGACCTCTGTCTGTTGTGATCTTCCTCGTGATGCATCCTTCGCTTTGAGTGCATCAACAAGAATGTTCTTAATCTGTTGCATTTGATCCATCCACTTCTTCTGCTTCTTGCTCCGCTTTCAACTGCATCTGTCGTTCGTATTCTTTCCAATACAAACCGTAATACGCAACATCGAAACTAAATCGTTTCATATGTTGAGCCAATGCACCAGTATGAGCATAAAGCTTTATACCGGCTTGCTTTAGTTTGCGGAAGAAGATGATGTCTTCTCCAACAAACTTATCTCTGCCTAGATCTTTCTCGGCAAAGAATGATTGATCCGGAAACTTCTTTCGAAGTACTGGAACTACTGACTTGTGCATTAGAACTAATCCCATACCTGCACTATCAACTTGAATGATCTCATTATATGGCAATGGGTGGATGAAGTTCATCAGGTATTCATCGGTAGGATGATCCATAAACAATGCTGGCATCGGTTGCATTAGGGTTCCTTCCATTGCCTTAGATACAAAATACACCCCACATACGACAGGTCGTGCCATCTTGTCGGCAGCATCCCAAAGTTTCTTTACAATCTCAGCAGTTAAGACAACATCGGAATCTACCCACAATAGCCAGTCAGTCTGCACCTGATCTGCCCACAGCTCAAGAAGATCCATACGCTGTCTAGCAATCTGATTACCTTGAACACGAACTGCATTGTTTACATAGATTCCAAACTTTGGAAGTCCGATAGTTGAATACAGAATACCTTCGGTAAACTTTCCATCAGTCAAACCATTGTCACACCAACCAATAGTTAGTGTTTCTTTACTACTATGCGGCATCTACTTTCCACTCCTTCCAATGCGGAACTTCCGTACCCTCTGGAAGAGTTGCCTTCCACTTCTTCCACGCTTCTCGCTTTGCGTGATTCGCAAAAGACCTGCCAGCAATCCGATTGCCTTTAGACTTTGGCTTTCTTGGATTTTTCTTGAAGGCTTTACCGTTTCTCCGGTTCGTATTTCTAACACCGCTACTCTTTCCCTTCTTGGGTTTGCCCATCCTGCGACCTTTCTTTTTGTAAGACTGTTATTGCGTATTCAAGTCCATCAACTAAACCTTGTTTGTATTCAGTATCAGGTAGTGGTTCTGCTTCTAAGATTTTCTTGCAGAACTTATCGATGTAGAAATCTTTAAGTAACATTCTGATATCCCTTAATGTAATCCTCTACAAGTTTAGAGATCTTGGCTTCACCATCAATAGGTCTCCAAACCAGCATAGTTCCCGGCAGTATTAAGTTTTTCTCTTCGGGTAGTGGTACAAGGCTAACCATTCGATCTGCAACAAGAAAGCCCTCATGGAACCAATCAACAAGATCGAGCTTTGCTAATAGATATTTGCTTGATTCATACGCATGATCCCACCATACGGATATCCCACCATCCCTGCCATAGGAAAATCCCATGACCCAAGGATGTGGGCGGAACGAAGTCTCCGATAGCTCAGACATCTGAGCATAGATGTTGTCGACTTCGACAAGTTTTTCACTCATGGAATAAGTGTGGCACAAGGGTCTGACAAAGTGTGGGATTTCGGTGTGTCGTGGTATTGTTTGCCTACCCCTTCGGGGGTGGGGCAGAAACTTCAAGGCGACACTATACGGTGTAGCACCTAACCAACCATAAGTTTTTTATGGGGGGTAGGGGGGCATTTCTTAAAGCTCTCCTACCGGTGTAGTTTTTAGGCACAAAAAAAGAGGGCCACCCGAAGGTGGCCCATCTCTTGTAAGAGTTAGTTACTCTTCATCAACTTCTTCTGGATCAGTCCAGAGAGCTGCTTCTGTCTTATCGTTTTCTACACGCTGTGCATACTCACCTAGACCCAATGAAGACAAGATAAAGATAACTGCTTGCTCTACTGGGATATCTGGGGAGATGTAGCTGACAACCAAAGCAACTGCTGAAGATACAAACGCTGCAACTCGAGCAGGATTGCGGTGGATGAATGATTTGATCTTTTCCATTTAGTCCTCCTTTGGACTTGGTACTTCACACTTCTGTGGGTTGCGGTTCTTCAGACTTTGAATAACAGCATCCGGCGAAGTGAACACCGGTTTCTTTTTCCAAGAGAACCAAGAGCTTGTATCTTTGTCATGCTTTGGATCGATGGATACATGGATATGTTTTGAGTGTGGGTTCGATCCGGTATACCGGCGGTCTCCCTCACTTGCTCTGGCACGAGACCAGATCTTGCTATCGAAGATTAAGTAGGCAACCCTCTTGTCTTCCTTAAACTTCTGAAACAGTTCATGACAGTCTACTCCAGACTTTGGGTCGTGGGTTAGATCGACTGCGTGTCCTGTGTTGTGGTCTGAGTTAGGACTTGCCGCAAGATGTGCAGCCGAAGGCAGTAATCCATCGCTGGCTTTCGCCCTCTTTGGCCACAACTTTGTCGCTTGCTTCAGCAGCGATTTGGCAGCAGGTGTCGCCGTCTTTGCAACAGTTGTCATTTATCGCTTCCTTATCCATACTTGGGATCCTGTATCTAGTAGTTCTATCTGATCCTTAAGCAGGGTCAGAAATAAATCTATAGCTGGCTGTGGCCGCTTATCAAGGGGTAACTCAGTTCCCCATAGGTAGTCATCAAAGGCCATGATTCCGCCGGGTTTAAGGGCTTTCCAGCCAAGGCTGGCATCGTGCCAGACTGCCTGAGCTGTATGGTCACCATCGATATAGATGAAGTCATAGACCTCATCCTTGGGTAGGCGAGCATAGAAATCTAGGCTGGCTTGCTTGACCTTTATTACTCGTGAGTAATCTTTAAGTTTCCAGTCGTAAGTTTTCTCGACATCGGTAAAGTCCATTTGGTGGTGAGCTTCTTCATCTGATCCTTGCCAAGTATCTACATCTACAAGGATTGAACTCTTTTGAGTTAGGATGTTTTGCATCAACCATAGGCTGGCATCACCTGTAAAGGCACCAACCTGTAAGAAGCGTAGGTCTTCCTTGTCTTTGAATCTGGCTAGATGTTTATCAAAATACGCTATTGCGTATGAAGCAAACCAGTTTGGGTAACTCACTTCTGAATCAAAAACTCGTATAGTTTATCAACCTTTGCTTCGAGTCTGTCAACCTTATCACGAATACTTGATCCGCCATTTGGTTTCAGTTCATTTAGGTAGTGTTTCACTAACCATCGGATTGCACCAGCAAATGCGGTGACGATTGTTATTACGGCGACCGCAAGGCCAGCCCAGTCCATGTAGTTCATTAGACAACCGTTCTCATTGTGATAGTGATGATTCCTCCAAAGTTCTCATTATTCTGAGATGGCGGAGTCATGCGAGTGAATGCGATTTCTTCGATGACAGCATCGAAGTTTTCACCAGAGGTGAAATCCTGTACAAGAACGGTAGAGCCACTTGACTCAAGAGATTCAAGGGCTGCGATACGGATCTTTGCTCCATCTTCAACACCGAATCGAACACCTCTTCGATCGGTCTCGAAGTCATAACACATTAAAGGCATTTGGATCAGACGAGATCTAGTAGGTGAAGGGATAGCCTTGATGGCATAACCTTTAAGGATTGCACCTTTTGTCACATCTGTAGATTTACGATAAAGAGAGAAGGTCAACTGTCCGTTGACTTGTGGCGTTAGATAAGCCGCCGATAGATCGAAATCTGTGTTGTATTCATTAGTTTCAGTTAAGGTAACAATCTGTGATCTTCCCTCAATGGCATCAGCATAGACTTCTATCTTTCCTTCAAGGGTATCGGTCTCGATACGAACACGCTTCCACGCTTTCTTCTCGAGAGTACCCCAGTTAACTATTGCAGTTTGGATAGTTCCTTCAGATACCAACTGAGTAGCGTGTTCAATCCAGATACCGCTTGCGGTAATCGAGAAGAATAACTGACCAGTTGTTGGGAAGAATCCCATATTGTCTACCGATCCGGTAGTACCAGTAGCATAGATATCGGTGGCATATGGATAACCGCCATCATCTAATAGTTGTCCAAGGTAGATTCGGTAAGTGCCAGAAGCACCACCGATTCCAGCCTTAACTCCAGCCCAGATATAAGAATCACGAGCCGCAAAAGAGATCACAGGATTATCTGTTTGAAAAATGATAGGGCCATAAACGATAGTTGCATCATCAGCAATGGCAGCAATACGAACACCACGAGATGTTCCGATTGCAAGATAAGTACCAAGATAACCAAATAAAGTTCTAACAGTTTCACCCAATGGGATATCTGCTACTGAGATAGCAGCTCCTAAGTTACCTGTAGTTGCATCAGGTTGAACCTTGAAGATTGCAGACTTATCGCCGGCATATCCAGATAGATAGATGGCACCTCTACCATCTGCTATACCTGTCCACTTCCAACCTATTGGTACCGTAGTGGTATTAGCAATGGCTGTGACAGATGAAAGATTTGATGCAGCACCTGCGTGACCACCAGAGAATGGCAACTCATAGACACCGGCAATGGTTGATCCTGAAGCAAAAGTGATGCCAGCAAGAACTCGGTTCTTAACATACTTCAATGTAACAGCAGAAGCTGATGCAATAGATGCAATGTGATAGTGAGAGTGAAGTGTTGGGCTACCGGCAGTTAGATCGATGTCATAGATATAGTCGGCAGTAGCAAGATAGAGAGAGGATCCATCTGTCTCAGCCGCCAAGATTTCAGCAGATATGTTTGCACCAGTTAGAACTGTGGTTGCAGTACCAGCAGAGGTAACTTTAGATACACGAACCGCAGATGAAGATGTTGATGTTGCTGTGCAGTTGACCGCAATAACATTATCTGTTCCATTAAGAGTTGCAGATAAAGCAATAGTTCTAGCGGTAGTCGATGTAGAGGTTACATTGTAAAGTTTAGATGTGTCTTTAAGAAGAGATAGTTCACCAATGTTCCATGGGTTGATACCTGTGGATGTGTAGTAACGAAAGCGAAGAAGATCGGGATTACCCTCGAGTGCTTCTTGGAACTCAATACCTGCACCAAGGTGCCACGATGTCTGAGACCTGACCCAAAGACCTGAGTCAAGGGTTTGTTCACCCGGCTCTCTGGCTTGGTCAACACGCTCATACTTCCATCGGGCAGTCGATCTACGGTATGGGATTGCATCTGTGATGTTGTAGAGGAATGGCAAACCACCTACAGCTACATCAAAGGCATAAGTATCTGGATCGTAATACTGAGATGTACGACCGGTAAGGTCGTATACAACTGTCTCGGTAATATCCGGTGACTTGGATGTTTTTAATACCACGCCAGACTCCTTGGGTTAGAAAGTTAATGGAAGTTCTTACTTATGACATTAGGCGAGGACACTTCCAAAACTGCCTCTGTTTTAAACTTAAGCCTGTGGGCCTGTGATTTCAATCCATTGCTGATTTGGTTCAAACCATGCATAAGCCTTAAAGTTTTCAGGATCAACTGTTGGATAAGCAACAGGTGATTCCCATTGGCAAGTTGCTTCATTAAGAGTCCATGACCCAAATGGTTGTGGTGCTATAAACGCATCACGCCCTGCGTCATAGGTATAACCAATACCTGCATAGTTTTTACGGAAGTTGCCATTATAGGAAGTTTGTTTCCATAATGCATGACCATGTAGGTCAGTTAAAAAATCTATTCCTGCTTGCTCTGACTCAACACCATCTACGGTGATGACATCATTGTTCACTACATGAACAGCAAGAACATTATTATTCTCATCTAGTTTTGCGAAGTGTGCCATTATTTCTCCTTAGTAAGTGATTGAACCATCGCCTGTAAATTTATAGATATGATATGAACCAGAAGTTGTATATGTTGGTGAACCAGTTGTGGATACTGCAGCCCGTGTTGCACGAACAATAACTACGCCTGAGCCACCATCACCATAGACACCACCAGTTCCAAGCCATCCACCGCCACCATCACCAGTATTTGCTCCACCATCAACGGCTCCACCAGCAACGCTTATGTCTCCAATACCTGCACCACCTGCTGCATAAGTTACAGATGAACCTGTAATAGAATTTGCAGTTCCAGAACCTCCAGCACCACTTGTGCTACCAACTCCGCCTGAACCGCCACCGCCACCTGCTTGTGCAGTTGATGCATTTCCTGCTCCACCAGCATAACCTTCTACTGGTGAATAAGAACCTGAGTTACCAGCACCGCCTGCTTGGTTGCGGTTTGGTAAACCTGCGCCACCGCCACCTGAACCGCCAGCAACACCAGTAACATCTGGGCTTTGCCCACCACCGCCGCCACCGCCAGATGAATAGATTGTGTCAAACCTAGAGTTGCTTCCGCTAAACCCACGACCAGTTCCACCAACTCCACCTGTAGCACCTGCAGCACCAGCACCACCAGCGCCAACAGTTACTGTTAAAGCAGTGCCAACTGTTGCAGAATAAGATGCAGAAGTACGATAACCACCTGCACCACCACCGCCACCGTATGAGTTAGCACCACCACCACCAGCACCAGCAACTACAAGATACTCAACAGTTATAGCAACTTGTGTAGTTTGATCCCAAAACTTAGATGACTTAGCTCCACTCTTAATGGAAGATGTTGAAAATCTACGAATAGCCATTAGTAAGTAATACTCCCATCACCGTTGAATTGATAAATGTGATACGAACCTGATGTTGTGTATGTTGGTGAACCTGTTGTAGATGATGCAGCCTGTGTTGCACGAATAATAACTACACCACCACCACCGCTACCACCATTTCCGCTACTTGTATCTCCCATACCACCACCACCACCACCAGTACTAGCACTTCCATTATTTCCACTACCTGTACCAGTTCCACCAGCACCACCACCACCGCTACCACCTGATGCGGAAGTACCGTTCCAACTTCCACCACCACCACCAGCGTATGTAACAGATGAGCCAGTAATGGAAACCGCTACACCTGCACCACCAGCAGTTGGAGAACTAGCAGTAGCATTTACTCCTGCTGCCCCAGCACCACCGCCACCTGATGAGCCAACCCCAGGACCTGCTGAACCACCATCATAACCTTGTCCAGTAGTTCCTGTACCAGGTGATGTTGAACTTCTATTACCTCTAACACCACCGCCACAACCGCCATTAGCACCAGAATTGTAACTACCAGTATTAGATCCTGAACCAGCACCACCACCGCCAGTAGAAGTAACGGTTGTTATTCCAGTACCACTAATACTTGAATTATTGCCATTGCTACCTCTTGTATCAGCAACACTACTTCCAGCACCGCCACTACCCACTGTTATGGTGTAAGCAGTTCCAAGAGTTAATGATAATGCCGTTTCTAAACTTCCACCACGACCAGTAGCGGTAACAGTAGAACGCAGACCGCCAGCACCACCACCAGCGCCATTTTCAAATCCACCACCGCCACCACCAGCGACTACGAGATAGTCGGCAGTTACATTAAGTGTAGTTGTTTGATCCCAAAAGCGTTGGTATTTAGGAAACCCTGCACCTATGCGTGAGTTACTAAAGCGTGATACAGCCATGGTGGTTAAAGCCTTTCGTTGGATTAAGCAGCTAGTTCAGAACCAAATGCGGTAAATGTCAAAGACGATGAAGCCGAGGCGTAGCATCGAATTGAGTTACCAGCAGCAAGGGTGACACCTAGTGTCAATGCAGTCGAATCATTAGCAGCGATTGCTACATCGTATGCAAGGTAATGCTCATCAGCAAGGGTTGTGCCAGATGTAGGCTTTACTGCAATACGGTATGTACGAGCAGAAGCAGAACGATTAGCAATAACGATCGTTGAGACTACTGCTGCGGAAGATGATGGAACTGTATAAAGTTCCTCTTCAGTTGTTGCGGCCGCTGCTTTGCGACCAAGTACCTTATATGCCATTTGTTATGCTCCCATCAGAAGGAATGGATCGAGTCCAGTTGTGTCTGTTGATTTAGCCAAAGGATATCCCCCAGCAGTAACACCATCGTGAACCACGAGAGTGTCTTTATCGGTGTCAACAGTTACTTCACCGACTAAACCTGTGAATGATGCGTGTTGGGCTGTTGTTCCCCTACGCAGTTGGATTGCGAATGCTGGCATTCTTATGCTCCCATCATCATCATTATATCTGTCAATGGATCAGTAACAATGGTTGCCCATGATGCACTTGTTCCATTGGTTGTTAAGTATTTACCAGAGTTACCAGTCTGGGAAGGAAGGGCATCTACTGTTGACCAAGCGAGTCCACTAGCCGTTGTTGAATCAGCCTTGAGATACTGCCCATTAGTTCCAACGGCAACTCGAACTGCTGTATCAGCAGCAGAAGCTGCAATCAGATCACCCTTAGCATCAAAGATTGTTGCTTGGATTGCAGTAGCAGCGGCGGCTGCTGAGTTTGCAGCAGAAGTAGCAGATGTGGCTGCTGACGATGCTGAAGTGGCAGCCGATGATGCAGAGGTACTTGCACTAGAAGCTGATGTTGCAGCAGATGATGCTGAAGTAGAAGCCGAGGAAGCACTTGTTGCAGCCGATGTTGCAGATGTCGCTGCACTAGCAGCGGATGTAGATGCATTGGATGCAATCGTTGCTATATTGATATAGGTAGTTGTAGTCGTATCAGACTCAGTAATGGTTCCCATATCACGGACAATGCCAGCACCAGTTAAACCTGTAATCGAGGTATAACTATTGGCTGCTGAAGTAGCAGAGGTAGCCGCAGATGAAGCCGATGTAGCGGCAGACGATGCTGAAGTCGAAGCAGATGATGCACTTGTTGCTGCTGCTGTCGCAGAGGATGCAGCGGCTGTAGCAGAGTTAGCGGCTGATGTAGCCGAGGTTGCTGCTGAAGCAGTCGATCCATAGAGTGTGTCAATATAAGATTTGTTTACAGCATCGGTAGATGCAGTAGGACTTGCAAGATCGGTAATCTTGTTATTACCCATTGACAAGGCACCGGTCATTGAATCGCCAGCCTTGGCAACCTTGGTAGCAATACTGTTTGTTACTGTGGTTGAGAAGCTTGCATCATCATTGATTGCGGCAGCAAGTTCATTGAGGGTATCTAAAGCACCCGGAGCTGCATCGACAAGGTTAGATACTTGAGTATCTACATAAGCCTTAGTTGCAGCATCTGTATTAGCAGAAGGTGTACCAAGACCAGTTACCTTATAGCCACCAGCAGCAAGATCTGTTCCAAGAGTTGCACTAGATAGAGTCTTAGATGTCAGGGTAGATGCAACACCATCAAGGGTTACAGTACCTGTGGCATTAGGAAGAGTGATTGTTCGATCTGCCGTTGGATCGACAACAGTAAGCGTTGTCTCAAAAGCATCGGCTGTTGCACCTTCGAATACGATTCCTGACCCAAGGATTTCTGGAGAGGTTAACTTCTTGTTTGTAAGGGTCTGTGAATCTGTATCGCCTACAACATTGCCAGTAACACCATGGACTCCAGCAGTTGTTGGTGTTCCAGAAGAACCAATGTGGGCAGAGAACTCATTGAAGTCACGACCAGAGATGATGTGACGAACTGTTGCACCAGCAGAGTGGGCAACAGCAGAGGTACCATCTTCACCACGAGTGACATTGAGGGTCGTTCCACCACCAGAGGAACCAACGGTGATGATTTCTTCCTTGTTGGTATCTGGATCGATAACCAAAGAGTAAGGATAGTTAGTTGGGAAGCCAGTCGTTAGATCCAAGGTAATCGATGTAACAACACCATCGATTGAGGATGATAGCGAGGCTTGCTTTGCCGTGGAGGCGTAGTATCGTGTTTGTGCCATTCGTTACCTCTTATAGTGGAGTCGGGGAGGATAAAGATCTCTTAGTCCTGCCGCTTCTTGCTGGAGTCTTTGTGTATACAGACCCAAGTAGAAACGAGCAGTAGATGATCCAACGCCTACAGGCTTGGATTGGTCGAGCATATCTGCTTCGACAGATTGTGCATTGACTCGTGCAGCATCGACATTCATAAGTAGTCGAGCTATTGCACCGTATGTAATACAGTCAACTGCACTTGATGGGAAACCAGTAGCAGTCTCAAAGACATCGCTATCTGATGAAAGAGTAGATGGAGCCTTGGCATAGACAACTTGAACAGTACGACCCGGATCAATAGAGTCAAAGATGTTGATGGTCTTGCCATTAGCAAACTCAGTTGTATTGGCTACCTTGTCGAAATCATAACGCCGAACATTAAGCCACTCTTTAGTCGATCCAATGGTCTGCCACTTAACATCAAGAATATATTCAGCAGTTGCTGGCATTGAGTATGTGGTAACAGCAGAGTTGAAAGAAAATGTATGAGTTCCTACTCCGAAGAGTTCTGGGTAGGAAGCCTGAATAGTGTCGTTGATTGACTGCTTAATCAATGCTCGTGGATACATAGGAGCAATAACCACCTTGGCACTATTAGCAGCAGAAGCTGCTGTGGTGCCACGGAATCCTCTACCCCATGGGGCAACGGTTACCGTCTTAGTTAGGTTATCAACTTTATCCACATAGATAAGTTCATCGCCAATCTCAATAAGACCACGACCCATCTGGTTAGTTTCATTCACAATGAATGTAGTTGCAGATGATGTGATTCCAGCAGCCTGATTGATCCATGTGGCAGTCTCTTGTGCTGCTGCACCGCTTTGGATATTGAAGGCAACCTTGTCAATAAGTTGACCAAAAGTTGTTGACATTATGACGACCTTGCTCTTAGGGCAGCAGCAGGAGCCTTGTCGGTTGTGCTACCTAGTTGATTACATACACCACGAAGATCTTTGTAGTTGGGTCTGGTGTTACCAGCCTTGACATTCAAGGCACCAACGACATCCAGACCGGTAGTGCCAGCCCAAGTGTTAGCAGCCAATGCATCATCTACATAATCTTGTAACGCTGGATAGGTACCACCATTGGCTAGACGATTAAGTTCTGCCGTAAATGTACTACCGTTAGTGCCTGTCGCCATTACTTACTTCCTCTCGATACTGCTGCATTGTCTACAAGGTTTGGATACTTGCGACCAGCAGCCTTGGCACGAGCCTTAGCCTTTGCCTTTTGGGCAGGAGTTAGTTTGGTTGATTTCTTCTTTGGGTTCTTCTTATCCCAGAATGCTTTCTTCTTCACCATTTCACCTTATCTGCCCAATAGGCGGCTGACATCTTGCCCTTAGCAATGTTCTTTGCATGACGAGCCTTAAACGACTTCTGTCGTTTAGTTGGCTGTCGATCTCCTGTTACACCTTGCTGACCAAATCTGATTGTCTTTACCTTTGATCCTTCTTTGGCTACGACAACATGAGACTTGGTTGGGTGAGAAGGAGTTCTCTTTGGTTTGTTATAGCCAGATACTCCAGCCCTTTTAAGTCTGGGATCAGCCTTACTTCTTTTTTCCGCCACGCTTCTTACCCTTCTTAGACATTCCTGCCTCGGATAATGCAATGGCAATGGCTTGCTTACGGCTCTTAACTACAGGGCCTTTCTTGCCAGAGTGAAGGGTTCCAGATTTGAACTCCTTCATAACCTTCTTAACTTTGGCTGGCTTCTTCATTACTTCTTCTTTCCGGCTTTCTTCTTGCCTTTCTTGCCGTACTCCATCATGCGTTCTTTCTTGCCTTCAGACTTTTCGTGCTTCATCTTTGCAGACTTAGACTTGTACTTTTCGCCTTTTGCTGACATCTGTCTTTCCTCTCTGTGTGATGATCTTTGTCTTCCCACCTGTATTGATATCAAATGAGGCGGAAATCTCTATAGCCTTGCGAGCTTCTGTAACCGCAAGTTTTGTATTCGTTGGGGAAAGTGTTGCTCTAGCCAATGATCCCAATGCATAAGATCCACCGGATCCAACTGCATAGATTCCTCGATCATCTCGACACCACGAGAAGTCATTGTCTATCTGATATATCTTGCCTCGAAGGCAGATGAGGGCATCGAATCCTGCATCCTCATTTGGCATACCATCTTCCTTCTTTGGAGAAGGATCGTAGCCATAGTCAGTATAAGCCTGACGAAGCGATGGCAGAAGGTCTGTCATCATAAACTTATCTAGGTTAACTACCTTTGGTAGTTTCGGTGGGATCCAACAGAAGTTGGCAATATCCCCGGCGATAGCATCGCCAGCAAAGGCAAAGACATACTCGCCTTTTTCTATAACCTTATCCATTCCAGTAGCTGCAAACTTCTGGCTACCTGCAACCATCAATGAATCCGCTGCTATAAGGCCCCAGCCTTTGCCTTGGATTCCCACGATGGTTGTCATTGTTAGTCCTTAAAACTATTAGTGTTGGCATCGAAGGCTTTGCCAGCCATATTCGATAACTCAACAGCACCTCTGATATCTGCCATGTTCGTTGTTGCTGGTTCAATGCCTTGGTCAATCGCTGACTTATAGGCGTTGAGTTCATTATCCCAAGCCTTCTGAGACATTACTCGTTTGCTATTAGCATCACCTGTACTGATCTGTAACCCAGATGCCTTTAGGCATTCTCCCCAGTTAGCATGATCCTGAGTCGGGCAACCTGTCCTACACGGCATTATGACCTCAATACTAGAAATCCACTATGTGCTTCATCCGATGCTGCATCGGCTTCTGCTTGAGTCTTTATTGTATAACCAAGTCCTACTAAAACATCCTTAACCGCTTCGCTAACGATGTGGCTTCTTCCGCCGAGGAACACATAATCGTATGAATCCAGTTCATCTTCTGTTACTGCTCGAGATGTAGTGACTGTGGATCCATCAATCAATACTGCTACACCTCTTGGAGATACGACTCTTCTCCACCACTTGTCTCGTAGTGAAAAACCTTCCATCACTTGCGGTGGGTAAAAGGTATAAGTAGCCATTTCTCTCCTTTGTAGAGAGGGGGTGAGTTACCCCACCCCCTCAACTATTTAGCTCAGATTAAAGAGCAGATGCACCGGTCTCGAGACGGCAAACTGCTGCATCACGGAAGATGCCCCAGCCACCGAAATACTTCCAGCCGAGTGCTGACTTGCGGCGAAGGATGTCGATCTGAGGTGCAATGACGGTTTGTACATCATAGACATTAGCCTCAAGAAGAGCTTCCTTACCAACTGCAACAGCCTTGTAAACGGTTGCAGATGATGCACCTTCAGCAGCAGAAGGAACACGAGTTGTCTGAACAACTTGGAATCCTTCAAGAACACCGATGGTGCCAGTCAATAGGTTGCCAACATTCTCAGTTGTGTACTTGTGAATGTCAACGAATCCGCCTGAGCCAGTTTCTGCACGAAGATCGAAAGCCTGACGAGGGTGGATGAACAAGGTGTAGAGATCGCCAATGCGAGGCTGTGCATTTGCCTCAAGAAGGGCGGTCTGTGCCTTACGAAGCATTGTTGTTGAAAGAACATCAGATGCTGTAAGTGTACCTGTTGAGGTACGGCTTCCGCCGTACTTAACTACAGTTCCACCTGTAAGGGCGGTAGCGACAAGCTTGTCGAGAGTATCGGCAGCGTTGTATGCAATAGCATCACCGATCATTGTGTCAATGTCAGAGAATGCTGCAAGGTTTACCTTCTCAGTTTGCTCAACTGCATTACCGTATTCGGTAACAGTTACAGTAACTTGAGTTGGGTTACCCAATGCAACTGGTGTTACATCGGATGTTTCAGTCAATGCTGTGGTAGCAGCAGTCAAGTTGTCGTAAACGGCAAACTTGAGAGTGGTACCCGGGTTGGTCATTGAAACTGGGCGTAGGTCTGCGACCGAACGCATGACAGGAAGTGAACGGAGTGCTGCTCGTACATATGTGTCATACGCATTTACGACCAAGTTACCAAGACCTGAGATTTGTGTAGTTGCCATTAGGCACTACCTCCTGTTTTCTTGGTTAGTAGCCCTGCTTACCAAGATCTGCAAAGAGCTGCTTGAGGGCATCTGGCCCTTTAGCGGCTGCTTCTTCCATTTGGGCTTGAATCAACCTTTCTCTGTCGGCTGTGAGACCGGCATCCATGGTTGCTTGAGCCTTCATGTAGTTATCTTTGAAACCTTCTGGCAAGTTAGAGCTTGCTTGATTGGATTGCTGGGTACTGAATCCGAAGACATCTCCGTTTTCAGCAAGCCAGTTTGACAACGATTCCTCCGTGAGGTCGATGTCCTGCGGAATGAATGCCGCTACTTTCGGATTCACTCCTCGAGATGTGAGGGTTTCTTTGATGGTTCGTTCTCGTTTTTCTTTACGCAGTTCGGCAAGCTCTTGCTGAATCTCTTTCAGTTGCTTGTCTTTTTGCTTATTAGCCTTGCGTAGTTGAGA